AAGGTCTGTTCAGTTGGTCAGAAAGTATTAGCCAATGAAGAGATAGATCGTATACCATTCGTAAGTATTACACCTATAAAGATTCCGCATAAGTTCTTTGGTCTATCCATAGCTGATCTTGTTATGGACATTCAAAAGATTAAGAGCGTCCTGATGAGAAATCTGATGGACAACATGTACAATCAGAACTTCGGTCGCTACGCAGTTCTTGAAGGTCAAGCAAACCTAGATGATTTGCTAACCCAAAGACCGGGCGGTGTAGTCAGAGTTAAATCTCCCAACGCCATTATGCCTTTGGCAACCCCACAGTTAGAGCAAGCGTCCTTCTCAATGCTTGACTACCTTGACAATCTCAGGGAAGCCAGAAGTGGTGTAAACAAGTTCAGCCAAGGTCTAAATGAAAATGCTTTAACATCTCACACTACAGCTACTGCCGTTGCTGCAACGATGACAGCAGCGCAGTCAAGAGTAGAGTTGATTGCACGATGCTTTGCAGAGACTGGTGTTAAAGACTTGATGAAAAATATTTATGAACTCGTACTGAAGAATCAGGATCATCAGCGAGTCATAATGCTTAGAAACAAATGGGTTCCTGTACGTCCTGACATGTGGAGAGATCAGTATGACTGTACTGTATCTGTTGGAATAGGAAATGGTAACAGGGATCAGCAACTAATGCACCTGACAACGATGTTACAGTTTGCCGGAGATGCGATGAGGGGTGGCTTAAAGATTGTCAACGAGCAGAATATGTACAACATGGGAGCAGCACTCATAAAGAACATGGGCTTCCAGAATGTTGACGACTTCCTGACCAACCCACAGAATATACCAGATCAACCCGATCCCAGAGAACAGATGGAACAGGCTGAACTACAACTGAAACAAAAAGAATTAGAAATTAAAGCTGCTGATGTTCAAGTTAAACAAATGAAAATCCAACAAGAAGCTGCCGAAGCACAGGTCGACGCGCAACTTAAAGTTGCAGAGTTAAATCTGGAAGCACAACAAGGCAGAGGTGTAGCTATTGGATAAAGAACAAAGAGAAGCTAGAGCAAGATCACTACTTTCTGATGAACTATTAAACGAAGCGTTCAATACGCTTGCAAAAGATATCACGGATGCTTGGGATCATACAGGCATTCACGATACCGAGGCCAGAGAAAACCTCTGGCTATCCTTACGACTCCTCGAACGGATACGCCTTCATCTAACCAGCATTATTGAAACTGGAGAGATGGCGAAGAAACTTGAGGAATATCAACTATAGGAGTAGAACATGGCGGATACTCAACCGAATCCCCAAGCTGTAACGCAAAACCCCGATCTTGATCCCAGCGGTGTAGTCGCTGCTCAAGAAGCAATCCTTGGACTACTGGACTCGAAAGAGCAGCCAGACCAAGAGGAGCAACCGTCTGAAGAAACTCAAGACGTAGAGGCATCTGATGAAACAACAGAAGAAACTGAAGAAGTCGAAGAAACAGAATCTGAAGATGTTGATGATGATGAATCTGAAGAATCCGAGGAAGAAGAAGTTGAAGATGAGGACGAGTCGGAATCCACGGTCTATACTGTAAAGGTAAACGGACAAGATGTGGAAGTCTCCGAAGACGAACTCATAAAAGGCTATTCTCGCCAACAGGATTATACTCAAAAAACACAGCAACTAGCTGAATACAAGAGACAGATGGATGCTGCTGCTCAACAGATGCAGCAAGAAGTCGCTCAGACTCAGCAGATGCGTGCTCAATACGTTGACGCTCTATCCACAGCGATAGACACAAACTATGCCCATCTCCAGCAATACGCTAACATTGACTGGGAAACTCTAAAGAGTCAGGACAAAGAAGAATATTTAACCAAGCGTGATGAATATCGTCAGGCTCAGGAGAGTATTCAACAGTTGCAGGTCAAGGCTCAAGAGGCTCAGCAACAGCAAGAGCGGGAGATGCAGGTGCAACACCAACAGATGTTACAGGAAGAACATGCCAAGATGGTAAGTATATTACCAGAATGGAATGATCCTGATACACAAAGAGCGATAGCAAAATCTTTGTCAGAGTTTGCCTTATCCAAAGGTTATACTCAGGAAGAGTTGTCGCAGTTGGTAGATCACCGCTCGATACTTGTACTTATGCAAGCTAAGGCTTATGAAGACTTAACTCGGAAACAGCATGAGGTTCGTGCTAAGAAGGTTAAGAATAAGCCAAAGGTTGTGAAGTCTAAGGCTAAGCGAGGTAAGGCAGACGCGAGTGTAAGCAAACGTAAAGAGGGAATGAAACGTCTTCGGTCTACAGGCCACGTCGATGACGCTGCCTCGTTGCTGGAGGATTTACTTAAACCTCAATAGAGGAGAAACATTATGGCTATTGCCTCAAACACATCACTGACTTATTCGTCAGTGGCGATTCGTGAGCAGCTAGCCGATGTCATCTACAATATTGCTCCTATGGATACCCCATTTTTCAGTGGGTGTAGCCGTGAGAAAGCCGAAAACACTTTCTTTGAGTGGCAGACAGACACCATTGTTGCAGGTGCTGCGAACCGCCAGATAGAAGGTGACGACTCTCCTGCTGCTACAGCAAGGGCATTGCCTACTCGTTTGGGTAACTACTGCCAGATTTCTCGGTATGTGGTACAAACATCAGGCACCGATGACTCGGTCAACTATGCTGGTCACGGCAAACATCAGGCTTATCAGCTGGCAAAACGTGGTAAGCAGATGAAGAGAGACTGGGAAGATATGTTGTCAGCCAACGTTGCTCGTAACGCTGGTAACTCAACTACTGCCAGAATCTCTGCTGGACTGCCTTCATGGCTTGCAACCAACTACGTGTCAATGAACCCGACGTCCGGTTCACCTGCTGCGTCTGCTGGTAACGGCACGAACACGATGACAGAAGCGACTGCTACTGCCTCCATCACGGAAGCTGGCATCAAGAATGTTATCTTGGACTGCTACAACACTGGTGGTAACCCAGACATGATCCTATGTCCGGCAACCATCAAGCAAGCTATCTCAGGCTTGAGTTCTAACGCTGGTCCCGGCTACCCAATGCGGGTAGACGCTAAATCTGGCGGACCCGCAACGGCAGTAAATGCTGTTGACGTGTACGTTTCAGATTTTGGTACGTTCAAAATCGTACCGGATCGCAATCTGGATAGTACCGAACATGTCTTCTTCCTAGACATGGACTTCTGGGGATTGAGTGTTCTCAGAGACTGGTCTGTCGTTGATCTCGCCAAAACTGGTGACTCAACCAAACAGATGCTTCTGTACGAAGCAGGTCTTGTTTCCAAAAACGAGGCTTCCAGCGGTATCCTTGCTGATTGTAAAGCGTAGGGTAACAAAGGGGGGTGGGGAAACCCACCCTCCGACCTTATGAAAATACTCGAAACGAACTGTCCTAACATTCAGGACGAACATGGCGGAAAAGTAATCTTTCCATTTGGACCTTGTATCTACCAAAACTTTATATCGGATGAACTGAGGGATTCCCTTCTAAAAGCTGGCAAAGAGGCAAGGGATAAGAATAGAGATTACAGAGAAAAACTAGCTGGTAACATGTATAATGGTGGGTCTTTTGAGTACGAAGACTCTTATACAGAAGAGGTGTATCCTGAGTTACTGAAGTATTTGTTTAAGTGGTTTGACTTTATGGTACACCACTATGGAGAAAAGCGTATCAACTTTGCTCCCGGTGGTGGTGACATAGACATAGGCATTAGTAGTCTGTGGATAAACTTCCAGAGAATGTTCGATCATAATCCGCCACATCAACACAGTGGTATAGTTTCTTTTGTTATATATTTAGATGTACCACCAGAGATATTTAAGGTACAAGCAAAGTCTAATGTACAAGACGCAGGACATATAGTGTTCAAATATGGCGAATCTATCAGTCCTTTAAGCGTAAGTATGTGGAATGTTGTGCCTGAAAATAATCTTATACTGTTGTTTCCTGCTACTTTAGATCACATGGTGCATCCATTCTGGGTAGATAAGGAACGTATAAGCGTATCTGGTAACTTTAACTTGGTAAATAAGGTAGCCGTAAGCCTTAACGGAGCATAAATGGACAAGGAACTTGAGAAGTCAGCAAAGCGAATGCTGAAGGGTAAGCCACCCAAAGCTAAAGCAAAGCCTAAAGAGCCTACCGATGCAATCGGGTGGTTAAAGAAGGCATACATAGATCACGATCCAGCCGATGGTGCGCCCAAGGTAGGAGGCATTGGCTATGTCTGACAAGTTTGCACTGGCTAAAGAGAATGGTCGTGAGACTGATATGCACTTCGATGATATTGAAGGCACGTTTATTTTCAATACCACAGAGAAAGTTGATCCACTCTTGGATGTAAACAAAAGAAAGTATAACGACTATGGGGATAAGCTGTCATTAGGCAAGATGGGTGAATGGCATCATGCAGCTTCAATCCCTGCAACTATGTGGGAGAAATGGATGGCAGAAACTGATGGGGAGATACAGAAAGACCCAAAGATACTGGCTGCTTATCTAAACAATCCCGACTATAAGTATTTTAAGACAGCACCCACCAACATATAGGTGAATGATATGATTGATATTAGCAATGTTTGGCGACCTATAAAGACGCATACGCTATCTGCAACCACAACAAGTGGTTCAACCTTGACTTCAGCGTTTACCACGCAGGTAAATGTGGTCATGGTTACAGCAACTGCTGCATGTTTCGTACAGTTTGATACTGCACCTACAGCAGCCGTGGCAACCTCCGTGTTTCTTGCAGCCAATACCCCTTACTGGTTTACTGTCAGTGAGGCGGATAAGTGTGCAGCTATAACTGGTACAGGCACAGCATCGGTTTATATTACTGAACTGAGCAGATAATGGCTATAAACACTTACAGCACTTTACAGACTGCTGTAGCTAACTGGTTAGACAGGGATGATCTGACTGACCGGATACCGGAGTTTGTGTCCTTAGCAGAGGCAACATTCAACAGGACGTTGCGTCTTCGTGCTATGGAGACTACCGTAGCCGATACAACGCCAAGTGGATCGAAAGAGGATGCTCTTCCTACTGGATACCTCCAGATGCGGGAGATACATCTAACGACTAGCCCAGTAGTATCCTTAGCATACATTACTCCTGAGATAATGTACAGGATAAGGGCTGGGAGTAACAACGGTAAGCCCAATGCGTATACTATAGTGGGTGATAATATACTATTTGGTCCTACACCAGACAGTGCTTACGATTATAGTATGACCTACTACAAGTCATTTGATGCACTTGCTGATGCTACACAAACAAACTGGCTAATACTAAATGCGCCTGACCTCTACTTGTACGGTACGCTACTTCAAGCCGAACCATTCTTAATGAATGACGAGCGAGTACCGCTATGGGAAAGGGGTGTACGTCAAGTTATAAATGATTTACAGCAACAGGACGATAGAGACAGGCATTCAGGCTCTGAAATGAGAGTAATGAATACATCAGGATACTTTTGAGGAATAAGGCATGGCACTAGAAACAGGAAATTATATAAGCAGCCTTGTAAAAACTAACCCGGTATCTTCTGATAACGTGTCAGAGGGTGATGACCATCTGCAACTTATCAAGAAGATTCTGAAGCAGACCTTTCCTGTTGGTACGGATAGTGTTGGGCCGGATCAGTCAGTACAAGTTCTTATAGCTAAGTCATCTGCGCCTACCGTAGATACGAGCGCATCAGGCCATGCTGCCAGAGCGATGGGTTTGATGTGGCTGGATACCACTAATAACGTACTAAAGATTAGAAACCAAGCCAATAGTGCATGGGTTACGCTAGCTGTCGATCCAGAAACATCCAACTCAGTAGATATAGATGCAGGTTCTATTGATGGTACACCTATCGGTGCTACCACGGCCTCGACTGGCAAGTTCAGTAGCGTCAACATTGCAGCAGATGGCGCAACTGTTACGGGGATAAAGGATGAAGATGACATGGCCTCTGATTCGGCGGTTAAACTTGCTACTCAACAGTCTATTAAGGCATATGTTGACTCACAAGTTACGGCTCAGGATTTGGATGTCATCTCTGACAGTGGTACTATCGACATTGATCTCGATTCAGAAAGCCTTACTATTGCTGGTGGCTCGGGTATTGACACTTCAGCGACTAGCACGACGCTCACAATCGCAGGTGAAGATGCGTCTACATCAAACAAAGGTGTAGCATCCTTTCATTCTGATAACTTCTCTGTATCTTCAGGCGCAGTAACAATAAAAGATGCAGGCGTAGCCAATGCTGAACTAGCTAACATGGCTGCTAATACGGTAAAGGTACGTGACGCCAACTCTTCTGGTGTTCCATCTGATAAAGCGGTAGGAGATGGTGAGATACTGATTGGCGACGGTACAGGCTTTACAGCTGCTGCACCATCCAGCG